GGTGGAGGAAGCTCTAATCTAGACTATATAGTAATAGGAGAGTGGCATTAATGAAATCAATAGCTTTTCCCAATATGTTTAATAGAACTAACACTAATGTTGTTAGTGATTATTATGCTACTTTACAAAATCTTAAAATGCTTCTCTGGTCAGAAAAGAATGAATTACTAGGCGATCCATATTTTGGTGCTGGAGTTAAAAGGTATTTATATGAGCAAAACGATAATGTTTTACGTGATATTTTAATAGATGAAATTTATACGGCGATAGCTACTTTCATGCCTCAGTTATATTTAGAAAGAAAGAATATTACTATTGAGGCAACACACAATGCCGTCATTGCTCATATTTCTGCGATGAACAGGATTAATTTTCAAACTAATTTATATAACATAGTTCTATTAAGAGTTGCTGTTTAATGTATAATATTTAAGGAGGTAACAGTTACCTATGATTAATGAAGAAGAAGTCCAATTATCAAGGATGTCTTATACTAATAAAGACTTTGCTAGTCTATACCCAGATTTATTAGACTTAGCAAAAAATTTAACCAATAGGTGGGATCCTAGTTTATCAAATGAATCAGACCCTGGTGTAGTACTCCTTAAAGAAGGAGCTTTTATTGCAGACCATAATAATTATAATATAGATAAAAATATTCTTGAAGCTTTCCTTCCTTCTGCTACTCAAGATAGATCAGTAAGAAATATTACTGAGATGAATGGGTATACACCACGTTATTATGTCTCTGCTACAGGTGATGTAGTATTTAGTTATGATCCCAAAGAAGCTGGTTCTGTTACTACCTTTACTATTCCAGCATTTACTATTGTAGTTACTAATGAAGAAGAAAATATTGCTTATACGCAGATTTCTGATTTACAGATTACTACAACCAACACTAAATCAACTCCATGTACTTTTATTGAAGGTACGTTAAATGATTTAACTGTAAATAGCTCGACTACTATCTTACTGGAAAACATTGATGAAAATAATAGAGTTTATTTCCCAGATCCATACGTAGCTCAAAATGGTGTTTATATTAGAAATAAACCATCCAACCCTAATGAACTGTGAGGATATAGTACTCTCTGGGAAAGGAATAACTATCTACTAACCCAGCCTATTGGATCAAAGGTATATAAGATAGATTTTGATTCAGCTATGAATCTTCCTTATATTGAATTCCCATCAGATATAGCTTCTTTAATTGAAAATGGACTTGAGGTTAGATATATTTCTACCAGTGGAAAGAATGGTAATATTAGAGCTGGTGAATTAACAAAAATCCAGTCACCTGATACTTATTCTTTAAGTGCTTTTGGGGCTTCAGTTCTTGAAGTAGATATGGACGACTTTACAGTTAGTAACCAGTCTTCTATTGTTAACGGAAAAGATCCTGAGACCATTAGTGAGATGTATCAATCATTTAAGCGGATAGTTGGTACTTTCGATACTTTAGTTACATGCAGAGATTATTCTAATGCTGTCTATTCAATGGAAGATGACTACTCAAATCCATTAGTTTCTAATGTTCAGGTTACTGACCGCAGAATAGATTATAACCGGGCTTTAAATGTAATTACCTATGATGAATATGGTGAATACTTCAAAAATATTTCTTTAAACAAAGGTATTACTACTTATCATTTTATAACTGATCCAGATTCTTCTTATGAACCAGAGTTTGGTGATATTAGATTTAATATAAATAAATTTGAAGTTTATGTCGAAGACGAAGATTCATCTGAAGGTGAAAAATGGGAAACTATTACAGATTTATCCTATAAAGATTTTACCCAGGCTACTGAAAGAATGAGCCAGTTTGATTTATGCATTTATGCTTTAAAGGCTTTCTCTCTAGCTGATTTTACTCTATTAGATAGATCCTTAGCTTTAAATAATTCATTTAAGCCAATTTCTTCAAAGACATTAGGTGAGATTGAATCTTCTTTAGAAGAATATAAGTGTATCAACCATTCTTTTGTAGATTTAAAAGATGATGAAGTATATTGTTTTAAAAACTATGTACCACTTAGAGTTTCGATTATTCCTTACTCAAAAGTAACCTTAAGTGAAAGAAACGCTATTATCAATAATGTTTATTATCAGTTAACCCAGAAATTTAATTCTCGAATGCTTACCTTTGGTGAAGAGCTTAGCTATGATGAAGTAGTAGACGAGATTCTTAACGCTGACCCGAGAATTAAAAATATTAGATTAGAAGATTTTGAATATAACCCAGTAGTCATGACGGCTGATGGAAAAGAATATGATCTTTATTCTAATTCTGAATTGCTGGTTGATTTAGTAGCAAAGAATGTATTGGCCGGTAGGTTATGTTTATTTTCTTTCGATGAAACCTTCAACCATAAATTTGGCCAAAACAATTCAACCATTTATTCTGATATTGTAAGGATTGAAACTTCTTCTAATATCCCAGTTGAGGCAGCACAAACATCAACCATTCCAGAGCAAGTAGATACGGTAAACATCTATTTTGATAATGTACCTACTATAGGTAATACTGTCAATATTTCTATCAATAATGAGTTAGGAGAAGAGGATTCATTACCTTCTGATATTGATTTTAATTCTGAGGGAATTCATAACATAATCATTCCTGGTGCTACTGGTGATAACCCTGGTTTATATACTTTAAAAACAGGTGAGATGCTGTATATTTCTTCTCTAGAATCAAGTGAATCCTATTATGAGATAACTGAAGTTGGACCTGCTAGTGATACTTTAAAGGTTTTAATTTATAACAGGGGATCTCAGATTGATGGATTATACTATAACGAAGATTCTTCTGAATATGGAGAAGTATCCGTCGAAAAAGATAGTTTCTATGTTAATAAACAAGTAGTTACTAAACCGGCAGGAAATGCTGAATTAAATCTTGATTATACTATAAGAGAAAATGAATATGTTCAGTTAGCTTATCCTAATTATTACTCAACAGCTATTTACCCGTCTTACTGTTATTATAGGTATACTAGTGCTAATAACAATACTATAAACGCTAATACCGATTATAAGTTGCAGGCTGGAGATACATTAGTAATTCTATATACAGAATCTAGTACTCAGCAGACTAAGACCTTCAATGAGGGTGATGTAGTTAGACCAAACTTTACCTTAGTTCCTACTGATAACTTAACTAATAATTTATATAAGAAAACTTATATTGATGATGCTATTAACCAAACTGAGAAAACAGCGTTATTTGCTATCTTATCTTCTAATGAACAAATTTCTTCAAGAGAATTAATCAATTTGGAATTAACCTCGGCCAATACTCCATGCTATTGGATTGTTAATAATTCAGGTAATATTTTATTTGAAGAATTTAATCTTTCAACAGTAGGTGACGGATATGGTAAGACTTGGAGAATTTTAGGTTCAGGTGAATATTTTATCTATAGCAATTCCACTTTAGATTCAATGACCATTCTTGGTGCAGGAACTAGAATAACTAGAAGCCAGAACGATACTACAAGGTGGATTAATACCCAGACTTCAATTGATATTAGTACTATTAATAATGAGGGTTATAATTCTGGTATAAGTTGGATCTATAAAGATTTCAGTATTAATAGTTTATTAATACAAGAAATGAATCTAGTAACTCTTGGTGAAAATTGTGAACTAAAAATAGCTGGATGGTCAAATAATTTACAGCCTGCAGAAATCTCAAATAGTTGGTCACTATGTGATGGTACTATTTATTATAAGATAGAGGATCAATCAACTATTTTATTACCGTCAACAGATGGATATTTAATTCGCAGTAGACTTGATTTAAATACTGATAAAGAATCAGGACAAAGAATTTTAGAAGGCCAGAAAATTTCAATAGTTTATAGTGACTCTGGAGAATCTCCTACTATAATTACACCTGACAGCGGTGAAGAAGAAGTATTATATATTCAAACTTCAATGCCAATTAATTTAGTAGGTGATACAGCTATAAATATTTCTGACTATATTTCTAATTATGAATTAGACCTTATGTCATACGCACAGGTATCACCAATGAAGAATAAACTTGTTTTTGAAGTTTATACTGGGGAGATAGTCGATTCATCAGAAAGTGTTTATTATTATAGAATCAATGGAAATTATTATCCAATTACTGGTTCTGATTTAACTGAAACTAGTGAAACTAGTGGTGATAATTCACTTATGACTATTTACACTTCAACTGGTGAAACATCTGAGGTAATCGTAGAAAATAATGGTCAATATGTGGTTAGCTTAGATGTATTAGGAAATGCTACTTTCCCGTTTGCCTATACTAATACATTTAATATTAATACCGAAGAAGAAAAAGAGTGTTTAATACCTGTTTATTTAAGCAACCCTCTAGTTCCAGTTACAGTAACAGTTACTGGCCAGAAACTGGAAAATGGCACCTGGGTAGATATTGAAGATGTTATTTCTATTGAAGACTATAATACCTATAATACTTCCGACTCTGAAGGAAAATTTACCCTTGATGAAGAAGGAATGTATTTATTACAAGTAAATACTCCTAACCCATTTGAGTATGGTTCAGCTGAAGAAGAATCTGAAGACGTAACAGCGACCGTTAGCTACAATTTAACTATGAAGTTTGAATGGAATACCATTCCTTCTGATGTTGAATCTATTACAGTTCATGATCCAGTTATTATTAATGGAATTAATAATAATTTTGTTGGTGATACTATTAACGGAGTGGGATTCTCACTTAGTGATGTCTTAAGTAGAATAACTGAGCTGATTTCTAATTCAGATAGTCAAGACGTTAAGCCTTATTATATTAATGTCCCTGAAAAGAGTATTGCCATTGAGGATGATAATATATATAATCCTAATATATTATGGGATAAAAATAATGTGGCTAATATTATAACCATTCCTCAGATTGATTTGGATAATTCAGATATTGATGTTATTAAGTCGATGAAGAACTATTCATTAAGAGAAGAAGGTAGATAATATGATTGATGTAATTAAACAAACTCCATCTGAATACAGTAAACAATCTAGAGATTATCAAGTTTTAGCTAGGTTATATACAGCATTATATAACCTTTCCAAAATGTATACTGATAATATGTCTGTTTGGAGCCTTAACATTGATAATAAATTATCCGTGCTAAGAAGTAAAACCCTTAACTTCGATCCAAAACATGATTGAGATCTAGATGAATTAGATTCAGCTATCTCTTGTTTTAAATATATTATGAGAAGTAAGGGAACCATTACTGCTTTGAAGTTTTGTTTAACTATCTTATTAAGGACAAAAAATATTGAGGCAGATTTAAATGATGCTTCAATTGAAGTTACCGAAGATGGAATTTTATTAGTAAAGATTCCAAAGCAATTAGCGTCGGCGGGAATCGTAGAAGACTTATTTGAATACTTACTTCCTGCTGGTATGTTATATAGAATTATTGAATACTCATCATACGACACTGGTGATAATACTACTAAATTATATTATAACTATAACGCTACTGAAGTTGAACATGAAGGAATTAAAGACTGGGATATGGGAATTTACAATTTCTTTGATGCATCTGAAGCCGATAATAGTAGTGAAATAACTGATTCCAGTAATAGAGCTACCAACTGGTATAAGAATACCATTATCACTAATTACAACTCAAGTGAACAAAATGAAATGGAAAGCCAGTGGGAAGAAGATAGAGGATTAAGCCATAGATAAAGCGAGGAATGATATATGGATAAAAAAGTAATTGCTAGAGATAGGGGAACTATTTATAATGGTGATGTAAAAATAACATTTTTACATGGAAAGAAAAAATATAAAGTAATCAAGCAACACAACTATGGTACTGATGCTTTCTTTAATTATATTCTTAATAGTATTAAAGGTGAATATTTAGTCAGACAGCGTCCAGGAATAATTATTCCATGTTCAGATGATAATGGTGTGTCTCCGGCTATTACTATCCCAGTAGTATATGAAAGTATTAGCGGACCTACTAGCAATGAATTAACTTATTCCTTCTTGATCCCGGAAACAATTATTCAAAATATAACTATTGGAAGTTTTATTTTAAAGGATATTACTAACACTTATACTTACGCTGTATTGAAATTAGATAATATAATTACTATTGATAGTTCTACTAATTTATTGGTAGAATGAAAATTAAAAATTGATAATGGCCCAATTGGCCTTGAGATTTAGGAGGAAATAAGTTATGCCTTATATTGAATCACTTCGAGTTCCGGTAGTTTTTCCTACTGCTTTGAGGTCAGCAATCCCAAATGGTAAATTCACTTCAGAAGAAAATATTACGGGAATTATAAGAGCTGTTTCTAGTAGAGAAAGTTTTATAAAATATTGAAATAAAAATATTTCTAATGATGATACCAGTTCTGTTAAAGCTGAGCTTATTATCCATGGGTATTATTTTAGATTAACTAAATTACCGGATATTCCCGCTAATGATGATTTATACGCCTCGATTATTTTAGATGAGGTGGGAAGGCTTCGCGGCTGGGATGATTCTAACAATGTTAGTACTCCGGCTTTATTTAGTCTTGATGAAAATATAAACGGTACTTTATCTTTTATTGGATTAAAATTTTCCAGTGATCTTCCAGAAGTACCAGAAGGATTTTCTGTATATTCATTACAGATTTATTCTGATGGAAATTATTTAAAAGAAAATGAATCTCAGCTTGATGATACTAAAATACTGGTTACTATAAATGATAGTCAAATTTCTCTCCATGATATTATTAACCAAATTATTTCAGGAGATCAGCCGGTTGGAAAGGCTTCAGCTATAGCTACTAGTACAGATATTGGATCCTCAGGTTGACCAGTTTATGTTTCTAAATCCGGTAGCAGTACCGGTATTATCACTGGTATTTCAAGTGTATTACCTCAATACGGCGGCACTGGATTATCTGGTACTAGTGGTGATGGTTCACCTTATCAATTTAATAATGCTGTACTTATTTCTCCTGCTTCTTCTGCTACTTCTGGTTCATCTGCTTTTCAGTTAGTACAAACAGCTGCTGGTGTACTTCAAGCTTCTGGTGCAAATAAGAAACCTACGTTTGGTAGTTTACCTCTAGATTATCTTAATACAACTGACCTCTCGGCTAATACTTCTTTTATCTCAGCTTTAAATATACCAACTATTTTTTATGGTACAAGCTTTAGCTCACCTAATTCCGCTAAAACTGGTGACTTATTCATTGTGTATCTCAGTAATTAATAGATAGACGGAGGTACCTGTTTATGGCACAAACCTTAAAATATAAACGTCAGTACTGCAGTAGTAAGACAGGTAAGGTATTATATACAGTACCGAGCTCAGGTTGAACATCAAATACTTCTTCAACTGTTAAGGTTAATAATACTCAGGAGGGTTATAATCATCTAATTTACTGGGAGCTATTGGCTCCCAGTAAGGGAGTAAAAAGTTCTGTTACTGAAAATGTTACTTCTACTTGAGTAATAAAATTTAACACTGGTGACGCTGGGTCTGCTGTTAGTGCACCAAAGAGTATTACCTGTGATAATGGGAAGGGTACTTATACTTTTAAAAAAGAAAATTTAACAGCTTCAACTTGAACTGAAAAATCGGTTACTATAAATAAACCGACTAGTTCTAGAAAAGATGGTGGCATAATAAGTAATAATTATAACTTATACATTAATGCTAAGTCAACACCTGAAGCGGAAGCTGAAGAAACTGATATTGAACTAGTTTGTAAAGTTTCTTATTCTAAGTATGACAGCTTTGCAATAACTACCCAGCCATCAGGTGTATTACCTGATATGACTGGTTTTTGGCCAGGCCACCGTTTTGTAGACTGAAAATCTAGTTATGGTGAACAAAACCGTTATCCAGCTGGTACTACAGTTAAAGGATCTAGTAAGGTTTTGAATCCTGAACCTACTACTTATACGGCTCAATGAGAGTATAGTAATTATAATATCTCTTATAATTTAAATGGTGGTACAATTTCAGATACTAATCCTAATCCTACTTCAGCTACATATAATACCGGATTTACCGTTACTCCTCCAACACGTACAGGTTATGATTTTGCTGGCTGGACAATCCAGGGAATGGATAATACTACTCATAATATTGGAAATACTACCTCAACAGAAGCTTCTCTTAGCTCGGTAACTGCTACTAGCTTTAATAATTTATCTGGAGTTGATGATGCCACCGTTACCTTTACAGCCCAATGAACAGGCCGTCAATATACAGTTACTTTAGATAGTGATGGCCCAACAACTAATACCTATACTACATCAGTAACTGCAACCTATGGCTCAGCTATGCCTGTTTCATCTACCTTTGTTCTTCCACAAAGAAGTGGGTATACTTTCGATGGGTATTTTTCTGGGAAAAATGGTACTGGTACTAAATATTATAATAGTGACCGTACTTCAGCTCATGTGTGAGATATAGCCGATGAAGCTACTCTTTATGCTAGTTGAAAGGCCATAAATTATACTTTATCTTATAATAATAATGGTGGTACTACAACACCGAGTTCTGTACAAAAAAATGTGGGAGATACTGTAACGCTAGCTGCAGCTATTTCTAAAAATTCTACTTCATCTTCTGTTTGATATACAGTTTCATATAACTCTAATGGCGGTACAATTAGCCTGAGCGACAACAATACAAAAAGTAGTAAGACTACTACAACTAATTACAACTTTGCTGGTTGGGCAGAAAATAGTACTTCTGGTACAGTTTACTCAGCCGGTTCAAATTATACCATGCCAGCTAGTAATGTTACAATGTATGCTACTTGAAGTAGTAGTACTTCATCAGTAACTTCAGTTATTACTTTACCTTCTAGTGTTAAAACTGGTTATACTCTTGATGGGTGGTATTCAGACTCAGGTCTTTCTCAAAAAGTCGGTGATGCTGGCGGCTCTTATAGACCTACTTCAAACATTACTTTATATGCTAAGTGGACAACCGGGAAATATACTATTAGCTATAAAGAAGCTGATGGCAGAGCAGATACTACAGTT